TTGTAATGGAATCACCGATGGTATCACAGATTATAGAAGAGATGCCGATTGAGACATTAAAAGAAGAAATGGTTGCTATGGTACAAGAAGAAGGTATGAGTTTTATGGAAGCTATGGAAGAACCACCGGAAGAAGAACCTAAAGTTATGTCTGCTAGACCTATGGTAGAAGAAAAAACTACTAAGGAAGAAGCACCACAAGCTAGCAAAAAAGAACCAAGTGTAATAGAAGAAAAAAATGAAAACAAAAAACCTGAAGAAGAAAAATCTACTAGCAAAGCTACTGCAACATCCGTTGTTTCAACACAAGATAATACCAAACAAAAAAAGGTACAATCGAAAGAAACTGTTAAACCTAAATTAAAAGTTATAATGGCTAAGGTTGATGAAAAAATTAAAAATCCGTTAAAAAATTTACAATTAAAAAATTTGTTAAAAATGGATGCAATGGTAGATAATCAGTTATCATTAGAATCATATAATGTAGCGTTTTATGCACCAAAAAACATATATTTAGAGCAATTAAATCTTATAGATAACAGGTTAATTTATGCAGATAAGAGTCTTGCAACGTATATTCAAAATGATAAGATAGAAATTAAAGCACGTAAGCTAGGAGAGATAAATTCTAGAAAACAAAAGCTTTTAATAGAACTAGAGGTATTAAAAAATGGGTAAATTAAAGGATCAACTTGCAGGAATAGCAGCATTAATTGCAGCAGTAGTTGCAATAGGTGGTGGGTTTGCAACTTATGGCAAACTTACAGAAAAAATTAATGTACTTGAAAGCAGATCTACAACTGATTACTCTGCACAGATAGCAGTGTTAGAAGAAAAGGTAGAAGCTTTAAGTGTTAAACATGGACATATGAATATTCAAATTAACAAAAAAGAAATAGAATTACTTAAAGTACAAATAGAAGAAATTAAAGTAAGCACAAGCAATCCACTAGCAAACTAATGGCTATTAAACATAAAATAAAATTTAACACAGAAGTTGTTAATGGTTTATGTCCAGAATGTAATCAAGAAACTATTCTAGTGTCAATTGTACCAGAACTTTACAGATGTTCTTTGTGTGGTAATGATCTTAAACAGCATATAAATGGTAAAATAAGTTACATACCTACTATTGCGTTATCAGAAAAAGAAAAACACGAATTATCTATAAAAAATGGCTAAACAAAGTTTTAAATTCTACACACCTCGTGAAAAACATAAAAAAAGAGGCGCTAGACAACACAAAAAAAATTTAAATAAACACGAAAAACGTCAAAAAAACACAAATAGATACAACGGACAGGGTTGACAATCATATAATATCCTATATATACAAAGAATGAAAGGAAACAATATGAAAACAGTAACAATAAACGTAGAAGGCGCATCACAAAGTCAATGGTCCACATTTTTATTAGAATTAAATTTAATGAAAAAAGCATGGAAAAGATATGGAGTTAATGCAACATTAAAAGCACCTAGTATAAATAAAATAATAAGTTTAGGTACTAGCAATGGTGAAAAATCAGTACATTATAAAAAAAATAAAAATAATCATATAAAACATATTTTTGGGTAATGGAACTAATAATTCTAAACGACGGACTCTATCAATTAGTTCCTGTCACAAAGCAGATGATGGAACATATATCTTTATTGGAACCAGTAAACTGCATGGATCTGTGCGAGATACTAAGACTAAAGTTAACCGGATACGTAGACACACTAAACTTACACATCATGAATGATGGTAGTGGTAGTTTTGTTGGTTGTATATGTAGATAGACCTATCCAAAGAGAGAGTAATGGATAGGTTTAATTGTGGTGAGAAGATTGAGCCATAACACAATTTAGACACATTGTCAAATACTCTGGTTTTCTTTGCAATTAAAGGCCGTATAAGTCCTATATTGGTCTACAAAATTTGTATTAAATTCTTTTAATAATTCAGTAGAAAATTCATAACCGTAGATAGCGCATTCATGATAAGTATTAAATTCTACAACAGGTGTTGGCATGGGTTTACAATCATTACCTGGAACACCAGAACATATAAACATTATTAAAATAAATTTTGTCATTGACTTTTAATATTAATCTCCTATATTATCATCATAATTAAATGAAAGGAATTATGACGGATATAACTAAATATAGAAATGTATCATTAACACATGACACATACAAGAAATTGATTGAGCTATCGAAAGTCTTATTGCCCGATGCAAAATTATCAATTAGTAAAACCATTGAATCAATCGCAAACGAGAAAGTGAAAAAATTAAATGGCAAAATTAAAAAAAGCTAAAGTTACAGTTACAATATGTCCTACCTGCAAAGGTAACGGATATTTAAAAGTTGCAACAGAGTTTGGTAATACAGTGCATCAGTGCTGGGACTGTGACTCGGAAGGAGAATTTTATGAGACGACTGATATGGGTTTTATTGATGACGGCACTTCTGACAGCTTGCACTAAAATTGATTTTAATGGATTTGATCCAACAACATCAGCTTTAAAATGGGTAATACAAAATGGCTCACAGTAAACATATAAAAGGTGATCGTGCTGAACTGATTGCTGCTGAGTATTTTATAACTATTGGTTACTCAGTGCATCGTAACATGTCACAACATGGACCTGTTGATTTAGTGTTGATTGATGAAGATGGTACGGGTGACGTTATACTAGTAGACGTTAAAGCTATAAGTTTACGCACAAAGAATGGATATAAGGTAAATAGATCAACAACTAAAAAACAAAAAGAGTTAGATGTACAATTAGTTTTTGTAGATTTAGATACGAGAGAAGTATTAGATGTTATGCCAACTAAAAAAGATAAAAAAGTTAAAAAAACAGACATGACTAACGTTGTACTGTTTGAAAGGAAAAAATAATGTTTGATAAAATAATATACGAAAGCTTACATGTAATTATGAAATACGCAGGCACATTAAATGCGTGGGCCTGGAGAAAACATGCTAAGATTTTAGAAGGTAGACGTCAAAAGGAAAATGAAGAGTATGTTAAGGAATTAAAAAAGAAACTATGACGATGAATGAAAAAGATTTAGAAGAATATCATAACATTGGTCGAGCTATCAAGAGAAGTGAAAAATACAAATATATCAATGGGAAACAGATCACGGACCCCGGATCAGGGACCAGGGTTTATGAAATAAATAATTATAGACTTCCTTCTGTTACTACGATATTAGGCGCTACAAAAAACCAAGATTTTATAAAAAAGTGGAAGGCTAAAGTAGGTGAACAAGAGGCAGACAGGATCAAAAACCATAGTAGTAGTCGGGGGACATCTATGCACAAATTCTTGGAACACTATATACTCGGAACTGGCTACGATGATCTTACAGCAATCGGACAAGAGGCGAGTCCCATGGCCAAAAAAATTATTGAGATCGGTCTTGCACCTGTGGAAGAATGGTATGGTTCGGAAGTTACATTACACTATCCGGGGCTGTACGCAGGTTCTACAGACTTGGTCTGCTTACATAATGGTATGGAAACTATTGTTGACTTCAAGCAATCTAACCGTCCGAAAAGGGAGGAATGGATTGAAGACTATTACATGCAGATTGCAGCATACGCCATGGCCCACGACTACGTTTACGGCAGTAAGATACAACAAGGAGTTATCATGGTATGCACGCCTGACCTATATTATCAAGAATTCAAAGCAGAAGGATTGCAATTAAAGCAATGGAAACATAGGTTTTTGAAAAGATTGGACATGTATCATGACCTAAAAAACGACGAAAAAGAGAAAGCAAACATAAAAATGAAAGAGGAGGACTTTAAATGACAATAGATGGTTATTATTTTGACGGTAAAACGTCATGGATTATATACAAAAAGAAAGATGGCGACATTGTGATGAGGAGATGGAAATGAATAATATGTTGTTTAGAACGCTTCTAAAGAGATATGAAGCTACGATTGAGGATGCACGTTATAAGATACAATCTTTTAATGAAAACAATATAGTTATACCAGAACATATAGATATTACGGGCGAAGTTGATAAATTGTTACAAATTATTGCAGAAGCTGAAGACAAAGTGGCAATAATGCGTAAATATTATGTTCAAAAAGAGGCAGATAAGAGGGTACTATGACAATGTATATGTATGGTAAAAGAAATAAAAAAAAAATAAAAAACTACTCTAGAAATAATGTCATTCTGTCACTTTGGTCTAGAAGTGTTGGTATATATAACTTTAGGGTAGACACTAGGGTAGACATTTTATGTTTAAGGTGACAGATTATTTTGTCTACCTATGTCAAATTATAGGTTTGCCAGCACGCGAAGCTTTTCATTTTCATTGTTTTTTTAAAACTTTTGACATACATATACATTTATGAAATCCAAAAACAAATCTAGAAGAATTAATAGTTACACTAAATCCAAAACTATAAAACAAGATATGCCTTTTCCATACAAGCGTGTACGTATAGATTGGATTGATATTATTACAGAAGGTGGTTGGGGTAGTGAGCGTGAGTTTACTAATATGAAGCTAGCAACACCTGTAAGCGAAGGTTGGCTATTTAGTAAGGATGATGAAACTGTAAGAATCTTTGCTGGTTATGATGTTGAAGAAGATGGTTCTATTCACTTTTCAGAGCGGTCTGTTTTTCCGACTTCTTGTGTGAAGAAGATAACTCGGATTCATTAACTTCTTCCGGTAATGCTTCAACGACCTTTGCATTTAAAATCGGAGCGTAGTCTTCTAATATTTTTTTCATTTTTAATTCTAACTCTTCCTCTGACATTTCCTCTAATTTACCTGTTTTTATTATTTTACGGTCTATATATAATCCTGCTGCCATACCTCGGTTTTTCTCAGCGTTTGTTGCAGCAGAAAAAGCACCTTTCTTCAAAGCGGCCTCTCTAATCTTGCCTAACTCTGCAACGTGTTTGTCATAAGATACTTCATATCGTTTTAAATTTTCTTCTCGTAATGCTCCAATGTATTGTACAACAAGCGGTGACAAAGTAGGGTTTTGTAATTCTGATGCCTCAACTCTAGCACGTTTCTCACTATAGCCAGCAGCTATTGCTGCATCTGCACCAGTAGTCCGTCCTTCGTTAAATACTAAATATTCTGCAAATCTTTTTTGCATTTCTGTTAATCTTTTTGGAACACCCATATTGACATTTTAAGGTAACATTGTTATATTGTCAATATATGAAAGATGAAGATAAAACATACGAAAACGAAACAATAATAAATTTTAAACAAGCACAAACAAACGACACTATAAATAAATTACGTAATAACATACGTGATTTATTGTCTATAAATACACAATACAAAACAGAACTTGCAGATCAAATAGTTAAGATAAATAAACTAGAGCAAGAAGTAAAAGATTTAAAAAAAGAAAAATTAGATTATTATAATGTTAGTTAGAGATTTACAGCAGATACTTGGAAATTTTACTGACAAGTTTAACAAGGGTATGGGTAAGGTTGAAGGTAAGGGCAATGCAATTATGTATGCCAGAGTCTATGTTGACATGGGTAATAATAGACTAGCTGAAATAAAAAAAATTGAAGCATATGAAAATACTTTAATAGGTGCAACTGAAGGAATAAGAGTTGTAATTAAAACAATAGGCCCAGAAAAGTCTAAAATAATTTTATAGAAAGGAGAGTGTATGTTTGAACTGACAGAAGAACAAAGAAAACAATTATTGCAATACATGTGGACAAGACCATATGGTGAAGTAGCAACATTAGTAGGATTGTTAGCGTCGTTGAAGAGCAAAAAGAATGACGTTGTTACCCCTAAAAAGTAGGTGGGTCCAGAGGCTAAATTATACCAAAAAATACGTAAATCTTGGAGTCAATTTTCTCTTACAAGGTTGGAAAACCTTAGTAATCTTGGCACTCCTGACATACTGGCTTGTAATAGCCATGGCCACTTTTTCACTATTGAATTAAAGGTCACGAAGGGTAACGCCATCCGATTTAGCAGTCATCAATTATCGTTTCATATTAAGCACCCAAAGAATACTTTTATCATGATTGAGGCCCTCGGTCCAAGAGCCAAGAATCGTTTTCAAATGTACCGTGGTTCAAGAATCTTGGAGCTTGAGGCTTGTGGCTTGGAGCTTGAGGCTTGCAGCTTGGGGCTTGAAGCTTGTGGCTTGATGCTTGCAGCTTTGGGTTCGAAAGAGGATGGCATTGACCAGCTTAGTTGAACTAGTGTTTACCATAACTAACAGTTTTGATTGAGGCGTCCCAGCATTGTCTGCAGTCTCTGCACTCGTTGTTTTGTTTAGGAGCCGGGCAGCTGGCGTTGCTGTTAACAACCTCCGAACTGTTAGGCCAGGAAGCAGGCGCCCGCTGGTCTACCATGGGCGCACTGAACCTTATGACTAAATTGTTTGGCTTGTCCTGAAGATGATCCTTAATCCATGCTTCACGGGTTGGCATCCAATGTTTCTTTGTAGGTGTTAACCTGCACACCTCATAAATTTTTTGCAAGTGATCTAGATCTTGGACATCTCCTGAGTCGTGCCATCTAAAGACATCAGGCTTTTTTGAATTAATAAGTGTTGCCATCGCTTCGACCCATTGCGGTG